GCACAAGAAGCAAGGTATGAACTCAAAAGAAAACTTTTCAGAGCAGTTGCAAACGTTAATATTCTTGAAGGTATTCGTTTTTACGTCAGCTTCGCTTGTAGTTTTGCGTTTGGCGAGCTCAAGCTTATGGAAGGAAGTGCAAAGATCATCTCACTGATTGCTCGTGATGAGAACCAGCATTTAGTTATTACTCAGAATATTCTGAATAAGTGGAAGGAAGGTGATGACCCTGAGATGGCACGAATTGCTAAAGAAGAAGAGCAATGGTTCTACAAAACCTTTGAGAATGCTGTAAATCAGGAAAAACTTTGGGCAGAGTATCTGTTCAAAGATGGTTCTATGATTGGTCTCAATGACAAACTGTTACAGCAGTATGTTGAATGGATTGCAAACCGTAGAATGAAAGCAATCGGTCTCAAACCACTTTATGATATCTCTGCAAAGAACAACCCACTTCCCTGGACTGAGCATTGGATTTCTTCAAAGGGTCTTCAAGTTGCCCCACAAGAAACAGAAGTTGAATCTTACATTGTCGGAGGAATCAAACAGGATGTTACCGAAAATACTTTCTCAGGATTCCAATTATGATGAATGGTGCGTTCAGGAAATCCTGAACGCATATCAAGAAGCAGCGGAGTGTGATGAGTTTTTATTTGGGGACTATGATTACTCTAAAGAATGGTTAGGTAAATGCAATGATGATGTAAAGTGAGAGGGGTTATACCCCTCTTTTTTTATAAATACCTAAAAAGTGTGCAATAAATGAAATCGTTTAAGGATTTTCTTGAAGAGCAGGGAAGAAAAGAATTTTTAGAAAATCGTCCTAAAACTGAGGCAGAAATTGATGCTGCAAGAAAAAGACTTGCTGCCACTCCAGTTTTGACTGATGATGAAATGAGAGCGCAAAATCCTGGCGCTACTGCTGCATATGAAAAAGATGCTAAAGAGAGAAAAGTTAGAAAAAGCATTTCAATCAGCACTCCTGAGGGAGAAATTACCGCAGGTGGAACTTCAAAGGGTGGAAAAGTACCTATTCAAACTTCTAAAGGTAAAACAATTTATGTAACACCCGATGAAGCGATAGCACGGGCCGAGGCGGGAATAAAATCTCCTATAAAGAAGAAAATAAAATCTCCCACACCTCCCGCATCAGCATCAAAACCTGCGGCATCGGCACCTGCACCAAAACCCGCGACAACAGTAAATTTATCTCTAACAAGACCTTCTGCTCCTAAGATTTCGACAGGTCCTACATTATCAGTATCAACTCCAACTCCAACTCCAACTCCAACTCCAACTCCAAAGGCAAAACAGATAACTGCAAAAAGTCTTGGAAAAGTTGTTACTGATGTTCTTGAAAAAGAAAGAGCGGCAAAGGCAGCGGAAAAGGCGGCAAAATCGGCAAAGGTTGCAAAAGCATTATCAAGTGCCTCTAAAATTGCTAGTCTGGCTGGAGCAGGAATAGAAGCAAAAGGTGCTTACGATGTTGCGAAAGCAAAGGGTGCAAGCGCAAAAACGGCACTGGGTGCAGGTGCTGCAAGAGGTCTTGGAGCACTTGGTGGTGCTGCAGTTGGTAGCGCACTTGGTAGTGTTCTCGGACCTGTTGGTTCCGTTGCTGGTGGAGTTGCAGGTTACACTGCAGGAAGTCAACTTGCATCAAAAGCATATGATGCCATTAGAGGTGATATAACTAAAAAATTAACCACTAAGGATGTTTTAACTAATATTAGGAAAACAGTTCCGCAGGAAGTGAGAGCACAAGTTCCTGTGGGAGCAAGAAAAGTATTTAGAGATTTGGTAACTAATACTGGTAAGGCTTATGGAAATTGGCAAAGATCTCAAGGATCAAATAAATAAAAAAAATCTTTCAGCAGTATAAGTCTTTTTGATAAATAAAGTATAGGAATATAAGAATAGCAAAAATGTCCTCATTTACATCAAAAAATGTTCGTGACTTGTACGAAGTTTATAACTCTGTTTATGATCAAACAGAACTATTTTTAAGTAACCTATTAGACACTGTTACTGAAAGTGTTAATGAACTTGTAAATGAAGGGTATGATCTTAGCGATTATAGTTGGGATGAAATATATGAATCATTCTTAGAAAACGTTCTTGAACCAGAACTTCAAGAAGTTGAGTCTTTCATTACTCAGTTAAATGAATCTTCAGAGGAACTAACAGAAGAGCAAATTGAAAATCTACTACAAGAAAGACTAGGCGGATTATTATCCGGATTGGCAAATCTTTTTAAGGGTCGTCAAGCAATACAGACGGCAACTCAAACAGTAACGAGAGCACCAAAACCATCAATACTTCAAGCACCACTAGTAAAACCAAAAACTCCTGCACCTGCACCTACACCATCCTCTAATCCCCTTTATGCTCCTGGGGTTTCAAGTGGAAGACCATCAAGACCATCAATAACTCCACCTCCAGGTGCAGACAAAGGGTCTTTTACACGCTTTGGAGATTGGCTTTCTGGTTTTACTAAAAAAGGTTCTGCACCAGCAAAACCACCCGCACCAACACCTCCAACTGGACCTTCAAAACCTCCGGGGTATCAACCTACAAATCTTCGTGGTATAGATCTTCGTCCTGCACTTTCTGCTATCAGGTCAACATCTGGTAAGTTAAAAGCAGCAACTTATGACAAACTACCTAAAAATGTAAGAAGAGTTGTAAAGGGTGCAACAGTTGCCACATTGGCAAGTCCTCTTGTTGGTGTTGCTGGTAGAGATGTTTATAGAGCGGCTACTGGTGGTCCATCAGTAACACAAACTGCTGCAGCTAGAGCACAACAAGCTTATGGAGTTGGTGAAATTGGAGTTGGTAAACTTCAAGGTATTATTGATCCTATAGGCGGGCAAGAAACAGTTCAAAGTGGCCAAGCTAATGTGAGAGCTGGAAGTCAGTCAATTGCGGATGTCAAAAGAAAAGAAAGAGAAAGATCTATGCAGGGGCGTACAGGTAGACAAAGTGGAACTACTGGTCTACCAATATATCAACATTATGAAGTAGATTTAGATGATAAAGAAAGTATCAATGAAGTTTTAGTTCAAGGAAAAGATGGTAAGTGGTACGATGCAAAATTTGATGCAAGTGGGAAGAAAATATCGCAGGTAGAAGTTTCTCCAACACAGTCTGCTATTGATCGTTATAACAAACTAAAGGCACAAAGATCACCTGCACCCACTCCATCACCAGCAAAACCAAAAATTCCAGGTCTTCCTCCCAGTGCTGCACAACCAGGACAAGGACCAAAAGGAAATGAAGTTGGATCTAGACCAGCAACACCACCAGCAAGACCAGCAAATGATGGTGGAGGAACTAGAAGACCTCCAGCAACCCCCGTTGCTCCTGTTCGCCAGCCCGCTCCACAAGCGTCTCCAATGGCAGCATATGTGAAAGCAGCAGCCAATGCTAGAAAGAGCGGAGACCCCGCTGAGATGGCAAAGGTAAGGGATATGGGTATGGAAATTTGGAGAAAGTCTAATCCAAAACTTGCCGCCGCTGCTGATGAGAGAGCACGTATTCGTGGAACGGCTCAGACTGATAATCCCCTTATGAAGGATATGAGATCTAGATTGCCTGTTACTCCAACTGTTCAGGCGCCTGCAGTTAAAGATCTTGGACTTGGGCAGCAATCATTGGTACAAAATCCCAATGCTGGAAGATCTCCCGAACCAAAAACTCCAGAATTTTCAGTGAGTAAAGATGCTAAAATGAACAAAGTTGCTGACAATCTTTCTAAAAATCCTCTCCCCAAAAAAGAAGTTAAGAAAGAGGCATATGATATTGTTCTTGACTATCTTCTTTCCGAAGGACACGCCGATACAGTTTCAGAAGCAAATTACATTATGCTTCAAATGAGTGCTGATCATATTCAGGATATCGTTGAGATTTCTGGAGAGTTGTTCCGTGGCATTCTCAACCCAAAAAATTCTGCAGCATCTAAAGTTCAAAAAACAAGTCCTTTTAATAGACCAGTTACACCACTCCCCAGTATTGTATCGCCATTTGCCAAACCAGCAAGTCGTGATGATAGTGGGAAATTAACTCCTTATGGTGCTGGAGGCGGATCAGCAGCAGAAAAAGGAGGTCAAACTCGTGCTGAAGTTATGAAGCAAGGTGCAAAGAACCTTGAAAATAAAAAACCAATAAATCAAGGACCAGATTTCGGTCGATAATATTACCGGAGGGTTAACAACCCTCTTTTTTATTACCTAGTTACTGACTTCTTAACTAGAGCAACTCCTTCCACAACTCTTGTGATAGAGGTTATACCCACTGGACTTCTTAAAAGAAGATCATAAAAATATTTACCTGGTTTTAATGCTGCGGTTGCAGTTGATCCCATAGACACTCTGACTTTACCCAGAGCGGTATTTGTGATTGATACCTCAAACGATGCTGCTGGAGTAGAAGACTCATATTTTTTTAACTTGGCACAACCAGTGTATCCAGTTAAGTTTAAAGCACTATCTGTATCTTCGCTTTCAAATACAAAAGTCTGCTCAAAATCTGTTGAAGTATAAATGACAATATTACTGGTATATACTGCTGCCATTATTCTCTCTTATATTTTTTATTTATTAGAAGCAACCAGTTGATATACCACCCCTGACTAAAACAGTCCCCTCTACACCTATTGTTTTAGTTCCATTCGGTCTGAACAGCAACAAATCATAAACATATCTACCAGACTTTAAAGTAGATGTAACTGTACTTCCCATTGATATTGTGATTTCTCCATTTGTCCTATCAATAAAAGATACTCCAAAACCAACATAAGAAGAACTCTCTGGAGTTTTTCTCATATAACAACTAGCACCAAATCCAGTTAGATTTACTGGCAATCCTCCAGTTTGTGTAAGTTCTAAAGTTTCACTAAAATCAGCACTGGTATTGATTACAAGATTTCGAACATATACTGCCATTGCTAGTATAACTCTTTATTGAATATTTATCAAGGGCTTGACAAGACTTAAAAAGATACCTAGACTAGGTTTGTCTCCGTTGAAGATAAATAATAGCTCATAAAGACTTTAAGTATGAGTTATGAAAACCCCTGGATCTATAATGGGGAAATATTTGATTCTGATCATATTCAAGATTATTTTGGTTTTGTATATCTTATACATTGCCGTCCAACTGGTCGTAAATATCTTGGTAGGAAATATCTGTGGAGTTTCCGTAAACCAAAAGGAAAAAGTAGAAGAGTTAAAGCAGAGTCTGACTGGAAAAAGTATTATGGATCCTGTCCAGAACTTAAAGCAGACATTGACATTTGGGGCAGAGCATCCTGCGACAGAAGAATACTTAGCCTCCATACAACCAAAGGACAATGTAACTACGAAGAAACCAAACAGCTTTTCATAAATAATGTGTTGATTGAGTCTCTTGACGATGGGACGCCTGCGTATTACAATAGTAATATCCTAGGGCGTTACATGCGGAAAGATTATGGAAACTTTGGAAAAGACTCTGAGACAATCACACGATTGGGCAGTTGATCGTATTCATACTCTCTGTGAAAGGAACATTGAAGATGCCCATGCGATTCAATCAGAATTTCGTGAATGGTTGAATCCGGAAATTCCAGATCATGATATTTTCTCATTAGAGTTCATAGGAGAGGAAGATGACACTTGACCTTCATAACTTTTTTAAGTTTTACGACGAAAAGAATTCAAATCACGTAGCAGCAGTTCAATGGTTAGAGGATAACCTTCCTGCTGAGTTTCTGGATGATGCAGAAACTGATTGGATTGGAATGTTTAGAACCAAACCACCTACACCAGAGGTT